AGGTGCGAGAGGACGCAACCGGGCTTTATGTGAAAGGCCGGTTGCTTGAGAGCGTGGCCCGCGGGCGCGAAGCGGCAGCCTTGGTGGCCGCTGGTGCGATTGACGGTTTGTCGATTGGCTATCGCACCAAGGCTGCGACGAAGGACAAGCAGGGCCGCAGGGTTCTGACGGAACTGGAGCTTTGGGAGGTGTCGCTGGTGACATTTCCGATGCTGCCCAGTGCGCGGGTTTCGTCCAAGGGCGAGGCCCCGGATGAAATTGCCCTGCGCGAATTGGCGGAGACCCTCGAAGGGATACGCCACAACCTGGCGGGCGGCTGACGCGCGCCAATCATGAGGAAACCACGGATGGGCAAAACCGGGACCGAGTCTCGGATCGGGGAAGATGTGTCTCCGGTCGCCCGGGTGAGTGCCGCGATGGCGGGACTGATCGGGGATTACAAGGCCTTGCAGGCCAAACTTGAAGAGAAGCTTCAAAAACAGGAAGAGCGATTGACCATGCTTGATCAAAAGACTGCGCTGGCGAACCGCCCTGCGCTTTCGACCCGCGCCGAGGTTGGCGTGCCGCACCGCAAGGCCTTTGACGCCTATCTGCGCTCGGGGGATGACGACGGCCTTAGGGGCCTCGAACTTGACGGCAAGGGGATGTCGACCGCCATCAATTCGGACGGCGGCTTTCTGGTCGATCCGCAGACGGCGGAAACGATCAAGACCTCGCTGAAGACCACCGCGTCGATCCGCCAGATTGCGAATGTGGTGAATGTCGATGCCACCTCTTTCGACGTTCTGGTCGATCAGAATGACGCGGGCGCGGGGTGGGCCAATGAAATCTCTCCGACGGCGGAAACGGGAACGCCGACGATCGAACGCATCTCGATTCCGCTTTATGAACTGAACGCGATGCCCAAGGTTTCCCAGCGGTTGCTGGATGATACGGCCTTTGACGTCGATGACTGGCTGGCGGGACGCATTGCCGAGAAATTCGCCCGCTCCGAGGCCAGCGCGTTCATTGCTGGAGATGGCGTAGACAAGCCACGCGGGTTTCTCGATCACCTGATCGTGGACGATGCTTCTTGGTCGTGGGGAACGCTGGGCAGCGTTGCGTCCGGGTCCGGTGCGGACATTGGCGACGGCGATGCGCTGATCGACATGGTCTACGCGCTGAACGCGCCCTATCGCGCCAAGGCGACTTTCGTGATGAATTCCAAGACCGCCGGTCGGCTGCGCAAGCTGAAGGATGCGGATGGGCGTCACCTCTGGGCCGATGGATTTGCCTTTGGTGAGCCGGGGCGTCTGCTGGGCTACCCGGTGCTGATCGCCGAAGACATGCCGGATATTGCGGCGGACGCCCATCCGATTGCCTTTGGGGATTTCACGGCAGGATACACCATTGCCGAGCGCCCCGATCTGCGCGTCTTGCGGGATCCCTTCAGCGCCAAGCCGCACGTGCTTTTCTATGCGTCCAAGCGCGTGGGCGGCGATGTGAGCGATTTTGCGGCCATCAAGCTTCTGCGCATCGCCGTCAGTTAAGCCTGGCCAAGAGATGGGGGGCGGCCTTCGGGTCCGTCTCTCATGGGGCGCGCGCGGTCGCATGTTGTCCAGCATCCCCTCCGCCCGTGCAGCATGGGCGGCGCGCGCCCATCCGCCGTGCGGATCCGGGATGGATCGAGAACTTCGGAGAAGAAACATGATGTTGGTGGAAGAAACGCAGGTGCCGGAGGACGCTCTTCCTGTGCAAGCCCTGAAAGATCATCTGCTGTTGGGCGGCGGGTTTGTCGAAAGCGATCTGCAGGAACCGGTTCTGGTATCCTTTTTGCGCGCGGCCATCGCCGCGATTGAGGGGCGGACGGGCAAGGCGCTTATCGCGCGGGGATTTCTGCTGACGTTGGACGATTGGGCATGTCCCCAAGGGCAGAGGTTGCCCGTGGCACCGGTGCAGTCGATCACCGAAGTGGCGGTGATCGACGCCTACGGATCGGCCACGATCCTCGATCCGGCCAGCTACCGTTTGCAAAAGGATGCTTTTGATCCAAGGCTGCGGCCATTGACAACCTGGCTGCCCAGCGTTTCCCGCCGCGGTTCGATCGAGATCCGCTTCGCCGCGGGATACGGTGCGGTTTTTGACGCGGTTCCCGAAGATTTGAAGCAGGCCGTGTTTCTCTTGGCCGCACATTATTACGAATACCGGAACGAAACCGCCCTGAGCCAGGGATGCATGCCGTTCGGTGTGACAAGCCTGATTGCCCGCTACCGTCCGGTTCGTCTGGGGGTGGGGGCATGACCCCGACGCTGAACAGGAGGCTGGTGCTGGAGGCCCGGCACGGCGAGAGCGACGGCGCCGGAGGAATCGTGTCGACGTGGATTGCGCTGGGCACGCTTTGGGCACAGATCATTCCGCATAGAGGCCGTCTGGTCACCGGAGAGACCGGTGCGCTGTCTGTCGGCCGTTTCCGTATCATTTTACGTGGCGCGCCGCAGGGACAGTCTAACCGGCCTTTGCCGGGGCAGCGGTTTCGCATGGCATCGCGGGTCTTGCAGATCGATGCGGTCACCGAGGTCGAGCCAGCGGGGCGCTACCTTATTTGTCAATGTCACGAACAGGTGGCGCCATGAGTTATGCGGTCGCAAGCGCATTGCAGGCGGCGGTCTATGCGCGACTGCAGAACGATGCTGTTCTGGCTTCCCTGGTCGGAAACGACATTTTCGATGCGCTGCCGTCCGGCGGTCTGCCACCGATCTATGTCGCGCTTGGCCCGGAGAGTGCGAAAGATGCCAGTGACGCAAGCGGCGCCGGCGCGTGGCATCGGTTTGTCGTCTCTGTCGTGACAGCGCAGGCGGGGTTTCAAAACGCCAAGGAGGCCGCTGCTGCGATCAGTGACGCCCTTCACGGTGCGGAACTTACCCTGGCCCGTGGGCGCCTTGTCGGGCTTTGGTTCGAAAAGGCGAAAGCCGCGCACGAGAGCCGGGGCCAGCGTCGGATCGATCTGACATTTCGCGCGCGCGTCGACGACGCATAATCCCTTCACTTTGGAGCAAAAGCAATGGCCACACAGAACGGCAAGGATCTGTTGATCAAACTGGACGTGGACGGCACGTTCGAAACACTGGCAGGCTTGCGTGCGACGCGCATCAGCTTCAACGCGGAGCAGGTGGATGTGACCAGTCTGGATTCCGCCGGGGGCTGGCGCGAACTGCTGGCGGGCGCTGGCGTGAAATCGGCCAGCCTGAGCGGTTCAGGCGTGTTCAAGGACAGTGTGACGGACGAGCGTGCGCGACAGATCTTTTTCGATGCGGAAACACCGGCGTTTCAGGTCATCATCCCGGATTTTGGCATTGTCGAGGGTCCCTTCCAGGTGACCTCGATCGAATATTCTGGATCTCATGATGGTGAGGCGACTTACGAGTTGGCCTTTTCCTCTGCGGGGGCACTGAACTTTGTGGCGGTGACCTGATGGCAAATCCATGGCGGGGGGATGTGGCGCTGGTCATTGATGGCCAAACCCACGTGATGCGTTTGACGCTGGGCGCCTTGGCCGAGCTAGAGGCCGGTCTGGAGAGCGGATCGCTGGTTGAACTGGTGCAGCGCTTTGAGGCTGGTGGATTCAGCAGCCGGGATGTGCTGGCGCTTATCGTGGCGGGACTGCGCGGGGGTGGCTGGCAGGGACGCGCCTCCGATCTTCTTGCGTCGGAGATCGAGGGGGGACCGATGGCGGCGGCCCGCGCCGCTGCCGAGCTGTTGGCACGGGCCTTCATGCTGCCGGAGACGGCTGATGGCCGGATTTGACTGGCCCTCCTTGATGAGAGCCGGGATGCGGGGTCTTGGCCTGAAGCCCTGCGACTTTTGGGCGCTTACGCCTGCCGAACTGCAACTGATGCTTGGCAGCGGCGGGGCGGAGAAACCGATGGGACGGGCGCGGCTGACGGAACTGATGGAGACCTTTCCCGACAAGATGCGAGGTGACGGGACATGATTGATGATCTGGATGACGAAGTGGAGGCGCTTGCGAGATCGCTGGGCGGTGCCGTCGGCATGGCGGCACAGTTCGACGCGGAATTGACGCGGATCAACCAGACGTTTTCGGCCACGGGGCGTGGTGCCGCGCGTCTGGAGACGACGCTGAGTCGTGGCGTGGCGCGTGCGATTGACGGCGTGGTACTGGACGGAATGAAACTGTCCGATGCGTTGCAGACAGTTGCCCAGTCGATGATCGATGCTGCCTGGAAGGCGGCTGTGAAACCTGTGGCTACCCATGTGGGAGGAATGCTTTCCTCGGCGGTATCCGGCATTTTCGGTGGGTCTTCCGCTTTTGCGAATGGGGCGAGTTTCTCACAAGGCCGCGTCATGCCTTTTGCAAAAGGTGGTGTTGTGAGCGGTCCGACGCAATTCCCGATGCGCGGCGGCACCGGACTGATGGGCGAGGCCGGTCCGGAAGCCATCATGCCACTGACTCGCGGGGCGGACGGCAAGTTGGGGGTCCGGGCGGAAAGCGGGGGCGGTGGTCCGGTGACGGTGGTTATGAATGTTTCCACGCCGGATGCGGCGAGTTTCCAACGCAGCCAAAGCCAGATCGCGGCCCGCATGAGCCATGCGTTGGGTCGCGGTGCAAGAAATCGCTGAGGAGATCCCGATGAGCTTTCACGAGGTGAGATTCCCGACCGATTTGAGCTTTGGCTCGGTTGGTGGGCCGGAACGCCGGACCGACATCGTCACGCTGACCTCAGGGTTCGAGGAACGCAATTCACCCTAGGCGCATTCCCGGCGCCGTTACGATGCTGGGCTGGGCTTGCGATCGCTGGACGATGTGGCGGAGTTGATCGCGTTTTTCGAAGCGCGCCGCGGTCAACTTTACGGGTTCCGCTGGAGGGATTGGGCGGACTTCAAGTCCTGTCCACCGTCGCAAATACCCGCGTCCGGCGATCAGTTGATTGGAACGGGTGACGGCGCGACAGCCGTGTTCCCTTTGGCGAAAACCTACATCTCCGGTGGCGATGAATATGTGCGGCCGATAACGAAACCTGTCGCCGGATCGGTTCAGATTGAGGTGGCGGGGACGGTGTTGGTGGAGGGCACGGACTATGCGGTCGAGGCCACGACAGGCGCTGTCACCCTGAACCATCCACCGGCGGCCGACCAGGAGGTGCGCGCGGGGTTCGTCTTTGATGTTCCGGCGCGTTTTGACACGGACCGGATCCATGTCAGCGCATCCAGTTTCAACGCCGGTCAAATTCCGAATGTGCCTGTGGTGGAGGTCAGGGTTTGATGGGGGCAGCGGAATTGCAGAGCCATCTGGAAGGGGGCCTGACAACGGTCGCCCGGGCATGGGCCGTGACACGGCGGGATGGTGTGCTGCTTGGCTTTACCGATCATGACGGTGACCTGATTTTTGATGGACTGACCTTCAAGGCGGACGC